GTGAGATGTGAAGGGAAGCGGAACCAGTATTTTCGTTCCGGAACTCAGAATAGAAGTAGGCAAATCCTGGGTTCGCCCCTGTGAACACGGTGGCCACGTAGGGATCCGCCAGAGGAATCTGCTGGACGAGGGCCGTCGTCATCCCGTTAGTCCGTTTGCCTGCTCCTAACCAGAGATCATCGGAGTAAGGGTCCCCGGGGTCTCGGCGATGCACCTTAATCGACGAACAGGTGTAGACAGCATTCCAAAACGGGGTGCCCCCGAGTTGGAGGTACCCAGCCGCAGCGGGAGGACCCACCTCCGCCGAGGTGTCCAGCGAGAGGAACGTGTGAGTAGTGAGAGCAGCGTCGATCTTGTTGACCCGATGAATGCTCGGGATCGCCGTCGGGACAGGGGCCGAAATCCAGTAGACGTTCCCCTGGCTGTCCACGTCCATGAGACCCTGATGGCGATTCGCGTAATAGAAGGTGAAGCCGCCGAGTCCTCGTTGGCTGGGGGGATCGATGATGGCTGCGTTGAAAGCGATGATCCAACCGCCGGGATTTGCTCCGGTGGCGATGTTCACATCCGTGTAGGCCAACCCCCCTCGGGTGAGGATCCACACCCGGTCATAACCGGCAGCAGCCACACTCTCGCTCTTGTCCACGGCAACAGCGAGAACACTATCAACCGCAAGCCCCGTCTGGACAGAAGTCCAGGTGTTGAGCACGGCCATCGAACCAGCGTTGGCGTCGATTTGGATGACCGACCCCAGCGAATCAGTGCCCGTCCCAGCATCATCGTCGCCATCGACGGCGAGATAGAGGTAACCCCCACGTCCCGCTTTGATATCCCGGAACCGTGCAGTGGACCCGAACGAGGGCCAGCCTGTGACGATCGCCGGGTCGGAGGTTGTCATGTCGGCGTCCGCTCGTTGGAACGCCTCGGGGGTCATCCGCTTCCAGGTCCAGACAGACCGACCTTCGTTGTTCCCGTCGTCGTCCGTATTGGCCCACCAAATACGCCCATCCGGGAGACCGTCCCAGCACATCCCGACTGCGCAGACCTCTGCGTTGGCCAAAATCGAAGCAGCAGTCGGATAGTTGGCCGTGTAGGGGACAGTGGAAGGAGTCGGGGCGGCGTTGCTGACCGCCAGGTCACGAATATCCAGATTGACCCTGTTTGTGGTGTGGTAGAGACGTGCATCGAGTACATCGCCATACGTTCCGACGTTATACGCCTCGGGCCTCCCGGATCCATGCTCATAGGACCCCTGGTAGTAGGGCCGACGACGCCAAACGTAGGTTGAAACTCCGGTATCCCCGGTGTCCTTCACCCGGACATCGTAGAGGTAGTGACCTTCTTCGCCAGGGGTTGGGGCAAAGGGTCCGGTAGGTGTGACTACGCCAGTGCCCGTCGCAAAAGGCACGTCACCGGGGACGTTGAAAAACGCCCTTTGGACAGGCGAAGTCACCGCATGAGAGTAGGTGGTCCCGATCTGTCGGAGGTTGATGTCGATCGAGGACATATTGGCTATGGGCGCTAGGTCTTGCGTCTGGCTGTAGATCCGCGACATCACGAAAGCCTTCTGGCTCGGATAACCCGGATTGGTGATGGTGTTGGAAACCCGCCCTCGAAACCGGACGACGTCCCCCCAAACAAGAAGTGACGCGACGGCTGGGTTATCAGACCCGACTAGATCGAGTTTTGGGTAGCGCCCTCGAAGAACACTATAGACATGGGCACTCCGGAAGAAGGGATCCGCTGCCATGTACCCTTTGCCAGAAGTTGCCCCGGTAACCAGTTTCCGGAACATCCGAGAAACCTCGAATTGGAACAAATCGTTCGGCTCGTAAACCCGAGTCCCGTCGGGCAGGAGGATATCGAGATAGCTTTTCATCCGAGGCTCCAGGTGAGGCGGTGCTGCAAATTGGCAACCTCAGTAGGCTGCTGAACAACCGTAGAGGTCAGCTTCGTGTACGAAATGATCGAATTGAGCGACCATTGGGCAACCGAGATGTCGGTCAAAGGGGTCATGCCCACGAGGTTGACCGTGCGAGGAACGGTCGGCTGCGGAAACTGTGTGATCCGGGTCTGCAAAAGAAGGGAATCGTCGAGCGTTGCCGAGACGATGACAGCCTGAACCTGCGAAGCCGCCCCATCCGTATAGGTATTCTGGAGGGTAGACAACCGGACATTGGAGGGATTCGTGTTTTGGTGGAGGAACAAACGCATCGCTCCCCCGATGCCACCCGCGATCAAATAACGGCGGGCAAAATCAGTCACGATGTTGTCCAACCACCCCGAATCCGTGACCTGCAACGCATCCACGATCTCGTCCATCGCCTGATGGACTTTCACAGGATCAGGGTCACGGAACCAATCCGCGTGCTTTCGTTTTTCTTCCTCGTAAGCAGCCGCATCGAGCGTCCTGAGCCGATATTCTCCGTGCATTGCCATAGGTCACCCGATCACGATGGGGCCGTACCCCGTCAGCAAAATCCTTGAGGTAAATCCCTCTCCTCGATTATGGGGGAGATTGTCCGTTTCGATGGGGAAGGCGATAACATCGAAGTCATCCGTGATCGCCGCCGAACTCGTGAACCCCTCCCCTCGGTTGTGAGGGAGATTGTCCGTTTCGGTAGGGTAATTGATGATGTCGTAGTCGGCAGTGATCGCAACGGTCGGGCTGGCCCCCTCCCCGTGCGCTCGACCCATGAAAGAACGGATGGTCGTGGGGAGGAGCTGTCTGTCAGCCCGTACCTCATCCTTGGGGTGACCGAGACGGCTTTCAGCAGTGGACGTGGTGTTCCGACCCTTGCGCTCGACCTCGGTGACCATGTAAACGCCACCGACTTCGGGCACCTCGTACTCGTGGATGTTGTAATCCACGAAAGGGATCAGGCTTGGGTTTAGCTTGACGATCTGCCCAGTGTCCGCCCGCTTCATGTAGACGTTGAACCCGATGAGATTTTCGTTGAACGGCGGGTTCGACTCATCCCTCTTCGGGAGCCAGCGCACCCGGAACCGACCTTCCGTTGGGGAAGCCGCCACGCCGACAGAAAATAGCTGCGCCGGGGAAGAGTAGGCATCCACACTCGGGACAGAGTCCGTGGATTCCCTGACCGCAGACGCAACATCCAACGTATCGGGGTAATCTGGGGCCGTCCTCATGTGGATGAGGATGGTGTCTTGCTGGATAGGGCGCTCGGAGGGAGCCGTCGTCTCGTCGATGAGCAGCATCCAGCTCTGCTCATTGAACTCGTAGATGAGGATCCACTTCGCCAGGGTGTCGTCGTAGGAGATGCGGGGTTTACCTCCGTCGGGGACGAACTTCACTTCGGGGTCGAGGACGCTGCTCACCTCACGCTGGACGTAGATCGCCGTCTTCCCGGCAATCGTGCGCTCGTAGACGTGCCAGCGATATGTCCCGCTGGGATTCGAGGCCGTGGAGACGAGCCCCACGTCGTCGGTGAAGGTGATCTTCGTCGCCATCTACTCACCGGCTTCCGCTAGATCCTGAGAATCCCTGATGCGTTCCACTCGATCGTGACGGTAGCTGTGGGTGTCACCGGCAGAGTCCCAGCCGCCACGTCGATGTAGCAGATGAGCCGTGAGGTGGCGGGGGTGCCGTCATCGCTGTAGATGACGAGGCTCTCGATCGAGGTCGCCGGAACTCCGGTGATGGTGATGTCGTCAGCGTCGAGGATCCCCAGGAGAAACGTGGCTGGGGTCGCCCCGCTGTTCCCTTCCAGAACGTCCGACGATATGGTAACTCCTGTGAGGTCGGAGAAGAACTCGTCGTTGTCGAAGTCCGGGGTATATGCACTACTGACCAACGCCACCTTGAGCCCGGTGGTGTACGGGGGTCCTGCCGAATAGTCGCCCAAGATGTCGAAGAGGCCCAGACCGAACTTCTCGCGGGTGATGTTGTATAGGGTATTTGCCATTTCCTAGTTCCTCGTCACCTGGCGTTGTCCCACCTTACCGGAGAGGCGGTGATCCTATTGAGGCGGCGGTATAGGAAGGCAACCGCCTAGGGACGGAATTGGTCCGACACGTCCTCTTGAAAAACGTACTGGGTCAACTGGACGCCCAGACGATCCACGGCAACCTCGTACTCCTGGTCCGTCACCGCCCTCGCCATCCGGGGATAGACCCGAAGGATGCCTGGGGCGACCCGGACACTCGTCGAGGGCCCGATGACCCGGCGATACGCTCCCAGAGGGCCACCGTTGTTGCCCAGCACCGTATCGAGCCGGTAAGAACCCGCATTCGGCCCTGTGGCAAACGTCAGAATCTCCCCTTCCTCGGCCAGTGACCAGTCCTGAAGGGGGTCCGTGATGTCCGTCCCTGAGACCGTAGCGAAGCCTGAGAGCCCCGTGGGGGCTGTCGTGTACGCCCTGGCCGTCGTGTCCTCGTCGGTTGGGAACGCCTTGACTTCGAGCACCCGGTAGCGCCCGACCCACCCCTCGTCCGTGGGAGATGCCACCAAGGAATTTGGTCCGGACAGGATGGTCAGGACAGTGCCCGGCCGGATCGACCAAAAGCTGATATGGGGGTCTGAGAAAAGGGTTCGGTCGGTGTGGGTTACCCCGTACAGGCCGACCTGCCTGCGCCCCGGGGGATCGAGCGGGCTGTCCGGCCCTCCGACGAGCTTCGCACCTTCCCAATACCGTCGGAGGTCTTGGTAGTGGTAATCCTGAAAGGCGAAGCTCACCGATGCGGTGAGGAGGTCTCCGAAGGTTTCTCTCAGGAGATGCCGGTAGTCGTAGATGACATGGGCGGGCTTGAGCGCCCGGAGCACCAGATGGACGTTGCTCTGGAGTCGGAAAGGCTCGGTCGGGAAAGCACTGTCGGCAACCTGCACATCGTAGGGGACACTGATCGGGTCCGCTACCGTGCCGTAGACGTAAGGGGCAACGGCCTTGAAGCTGGTGAGGGTTTTTTCGGTTGTCTGCAATACGGTCGAGTCCGGGGGAGAATACGATACCGTATAGTCGGTGGTAGTCAGCACCCCCGCTGGGACCGTAGAGATTACCGAAGCGACCCCGTTGAAGACGAGGGTACCGCTGGCGACTGTGTAGGGCACCCCACTAGCCGAGACGTTGATCTCAATGGTGTGCTTCTCGTCTTCGCCCCATGCGGACTTCCCCTTTAGCGCCCTCGCGACAACGCCCCGCTCGATGACCTCGACATCGGCGTCCGTCAGAAGCTCCACGCCCTCCTTGATCGTTGTAGCAGTCGATCCTTGGAGGAGAAGGACGACCATCCGGCGAAGGAATTCCCGGTAACTGAGGTCACCGGGAATCTCCGGGTAGCCTTGAAGCTCGGCATCCGGGAATACCAGGGCACCGAGCAACTGGTAGAGGAACTCCGTGCGGGTGTACTCGAAGGAACTGTCCGCGAAGACTTCCTGGGCGGTGATCTGAAAACTGGCGATCTGCTCTGCGAGGGCCTGGAACTGAAGGGTGTAGCTCGGCCCCGGAACCTTCGCCACGTAGTTCGACGGGAGGATCTGGGTGAACACGGACATGATCCGGTCCACTTGGGACCGGACCGAATTCATCCGGTCTTGACTGTCCGTCTCGTCGGGGGAAGGGTTTTGAGCTACCAGAGACGGGAGTAGATTCTTTGGATCCGGTTGATCAGCCACTACACCCTCCGGCCCAACAGCTTCTCCTGGTAGTTCGAGTCCTCATCGTAGGTGAAGTCGAGCGTCCCGAGGACGACGTAGGAGATCGGTCCCGGCTCAATACCCTTAACCCCATTGTCCCCAGACACGAGGTAGGTCGCCGTATAGTCGTGGTTGAGGGGGGTGTCACCCTTGGGGAGCGCCAGAAGTACGCGATTCGCAGTGATCACCACTCGTTGGGTGTCGATCTCAGCAGGGGTTGCAAATGGATATTCCGCTTGGAGGGTCGTGTCATCGCTGTACCCAGGGATCCACAAGCCTTGGTTCCCGATGATGAACTCCGACTCCGAGATATTCTTGAGGGGAATCCCGTTCACGTCCGGAGGCGTGTTGAGGTGGATCAGGCTGATGTCATCTTGAAAAACACCCCGAAAATCGTTGCTCGGGCCGCCGCCATCTGAAGTCGCCCAATCCAAGGGATTCTGGAGAAGGAATACGTCTACTAAGGGGCCTTGCGACCATGCGTCTATCTTGAGGACATCCCCCAGGGCCGCCGTCAGATACTCCTGGACGACATACGAGTCATTCGACAGGGCGAGTTTCGTGACCGGCACGATCACGTAAGACACCGCCGGGACAGTCTCAATAACCCCAATCACATCGCTCTGTCGGAGAGGAGCGCCGAAGCCCAACGCCCCCACAAACCTCGCCAAAGCCGAACGGATAGCCCCGTCCGCTTGGGCGGGGTCTTGCTTCCTTCGGAGGACAACCGTTGCGAAGATGTCCGCACCGAGAGGCACCCCCTCCTTGGGCAGCACGTCGGCAGTCGCGTGACGGGTCTTATCCACGGCATCCTGAGTCACAGCGACGAGGATGTTGCTCGTGTAGGTCACCGTGAAATTCTCATCGTGCTCGTAGCTGACCAACACCTCGTCGCCCACGGCCAACTGCGACCCAATCGTGAGATCGAACCCGAGAGGGGTTACTCCGGTTTCTTGGACGAACGTGTAGTCCGGGGTACCCGACGAGTCATACGGACTGACGTAGGTGATGGTTTTGTCGAGGCTCTGAACGATTACTGTCAGAGGGTTGATACCTAGGTTTTCTAGGTACTCCGTCCCCCCCAGCAGGACATGATTCTCATCTGTGACGACAACGGGAGTCCCCGAGGGGATGGTCGGCACGGTGCTGTCGGCGGGTAATACGACTTGCAGGTAATCCCCCGCCTCTGTGGAGCGTCCCAAAAGGAGAGGATCTGAGACATGGAACAGCTTGTAGAGATCGGAGTCCACAACCCCGGTCAGCGTGGGATCTCCCGCAAGGGACTCGATCGCCCGGACGGGTTGGCGGGGAAAGACGTATTTGTCACTCGTGCGATATCGGTACGAACCCCGGAAGATGTCCCCAAAGTGGTTGTTGAGCGGGTCGTTGTACGCGGACGAGAGCTGGATCCCATCCGGCGGTATGATGACCACATCGGTCAGGTCGAGCACCTGGCCCGTCGTGAGATTCTCGAATTCGTACCCCCAATCGGGGATCTCCAGCATCTCGATGATGGGGTTGGATGTGCTGAGATTCGGGTCCACGGCTCGGAAAATCAGGTCCGAGAGGGCACCAACCGGCTCGAACTGGACGTTCTTCATGATCTCGAAGGAGAACGCGAAAACGTCCGTCAACGTGGCGACATTCTCACCACGGAGCCAGATGTCCACCAGACCGCCTGTGTGCTTCCCTGTGGCGGGATTGAGGTCCCGCAACATGAGAGGGTGCCCGGCATCGACGACGTTCACCTGGAGCACGCCAGGGACGCCTGCCGCTGTCTGCGTATACCCCCGGTATGTCCCGGTATCGACAGAGGAGAGCACCCCATCGGCACGAGTAGCGAGTTGGCGGTTCGTCTCGTTGTTGGTGCCGCCGTAGGTCCACGCTTCGTTGGTGGCCAGGACGCCGGAAGGGCCATTGGTGAAACCTTTGATCGCCCCGGTTCCGACATTACCCGCTGTCCCCGGAGCATCCGCTTGGATGAAGAGGCGGGTCGAGTACCGGCCTGTGGAGGGGCTGTACGAGATACCAGCCCCTCCCGTACCGATCCGTCCAGCGGAGATCGTCCGGAAATTCACTGATCCGGCCGGAGCACTCGTTCCGATGGGGATGACTTTCGTGGATGTCGGCCGCGTCGTCATGTATGCGGTGACTTCTCCGCGAGCCCGCTTTCCGGGCTCCCGAGTGACACCACGACGGTTGGCAAGATGATCGAACGTGGAGTCGATCATCGCTTGCACATCAGCATCACCATTCAGGAAAAAGGCGTGCTTCAAAGCAATCTTGTAGGCAGACTGATTGACCGGGATTGAAAGCCCTGTATAGCCAGGGTCGTCAATCTCTAGGAGGGTGGCAAAGGACTGTGCCCGGTGGACGAAGTCGACGATGAACCGGATCCGCTCCGCCTCGGAAGTGAAAGGATCGAGGAACACATCCCGGGTCGTCGAGCCGGGCTTCACGTCGATAGTCGGCTGCGACCGCTGGATGGAAAGCACCGTATCCCGAAGGATCTGTTGCCGGGTCACCTGTGGGAACGTCCCGATCGTCGGCGTGACTATCAAAGGGGAACCCGAGACTTCAGGGGAGAACTCCGATTCGTACTCTTCGCCTAGAATGTCGTATACCGCTGTCACGACATAGTAAATCGGGTCTGTCGCAGCGATAGCATTGAAATCCGCATTTGGGACGGCCGGGTTGACGGAGGAGTTGGTGTTCGCCAGCCGGTCGTGGGTGAACGAAAATCTCTGGGTCGTTCGGACAGAGGAGAGGGTGGCTTCGAACCGGAGCTGGGTGACGATCTCCGAAACGATCACACTCTCGTTGAAATCGGCCTGGACGATGTTGCCCAGGCGGTCCGTCTGGTTCCCTATGACATTGAACAAGAGCGGATCGGCAGCAGGACTCCCATCGGGATTCGTCGCTACGGTCGAATCGACCGAGAGGTTATTCAGGGTATCGACAACCTCGGTCGTATCTCCCGTAAGTACCAGTTTCGGGTTTATGCGGTAGTACCCTACGGAGCCCCCGCCTGGGGAAGTCGAACCGTAGAAGTTGTACCCGGTGATGCGATCATCGGCGAGCCCCTCGACACTGATCTTCACGGTCCGGTCAAACCGTTCGATCCAAATCCCGGAAGGAGCAATTGCATCAGCCTGGACATCGCGTTCTAGCGAGAGCCGGGCCGTCACTATGCCCGGCGGGGTAGCCTGGCCGTTCGTCAGGATGGACTTCGCCTGGATGAGATTGTCGCCGGGGAAAAGCCGGAGCCCGTCGGGGTAAGCGGACGGGTTGGGGATCGTGAATTCAGCCCCCTCAAAAACCACAAGGTCGGGATCGGAAGTGAAACCCGCACCACGAATTGAAACCTGGACATCTACGGTGCTGGGATCGATGGAGCCCGTGAAGAACTTGACGAAGCTGTCCGTCGAGAGGATCTGGTTGTCCCGGTACACGCCGTCCAGGCCCATGAACTTGGGTGCGAGGGTAGCCATAATCAGGTTCCACCTGTGAGGAGAGATCGTGTCGGGTCTGCAAAGATGTTCTGTGAGATCCCCGATCGATTCCCATCCAAAATCAGACCATTACTCCCCATCAGAGCTACGACCCCCGGAACTGTGAACACGATCGACAACTCAATCGGCTCATTCGAGGCATTCTGCACTATGACATCTACAAGAAACGTCGTGGGATCCTGCGAATGAGGGGAAGTACGAACAGACAGGACAGAGTAGAGACGCTCCTTGAACGTGACCTGTTGGTAAGTCCCCTGGGATTGTTGGAGTGCCTGGAATTTCGCGAGGGCCTGCCGGACATCTTCGCTGATTAGGGTCGCAACTCCGCCGAGCGCCTTGGACCCTATGCGGGAACGGATGAGTGTGCCGTACCATGGGTGGTAGGCGTTGCTCCCCCGGTCGGTCAGGAGAACCTTGAGGCACGCCTGGTAGAGCAGATTCTCGTTCTCGATGAGAATGCCCTGCCCGGCCTCATCGAACCGGAAATCATTCTCGACATAAGAACCCCCACAGCGCAAGCACCTGTGGGGAGGGACAGAATAGGTCACCTTGAAGATCGGACTCGCCCGGACAGGCTGCTGAAAACGCGGAAACCTGTTGGTGATTGTATCAGGGCGTTGGTATAGACCCCACGGGGGGTAAATCTGACGGCCTTGGGCTCTCCACTGGTAGCCATTCTCAGGTGTCCCGAAACCCAAAGCCCCCGCCGCTGTTCCGGTGACCTTGACGAAAGAGTCGGCCCCGACTTGTGATGTTTCGGCAAGCAGAAGGTGTCCGTTGGATTGACTGACCTGAGCGACGTTGAAGTTCTGCCGGAGCATTTCCGTGACGGTTTGATCTGCACTGAACCGAGCGGTCCCCGCTACAGGGAAAACAACCGTCTGAGACCCTAGGGGGGTTTCCACGGTCAGGAGATTTTCGTTTTCGATCACGTCGAAGGGGCCGGATTGCGTCCCGAAGAGCGTTGCCGGGGTGTACAGCCCGCTTTGAGGCACGTACAACTCGTTATTGACCATGATCCTGACGGTGTTGGCCGAAGCCACAGGCTGCCGACAGGCCAGCGATTGACGATCCGCCCCTAACCGCACCACCTCTTCGAGGGTGGCGTGTGGACAGGGCCAGGCAATTTGAAAATCCCTAGACACGTTTCTTCCACGACCTCATCAGGGGTTGGTATAGGAAAGCCACCGCCTAGCAGCCAAGCGGAAACCTGTCCTCTGATGGCACGGTTGGGAAAGTGAAGGACAGAAAACCGATCTGAGTGCTGTCCTTGAAACTCTGCTCCGCATTATCTTGCTCGAAGATGAGGTCCTGGATATCCGCCACGAGGCTCTGCACACGAAGTCCCGTGGAGAACCTGTCTTCGTCAAAAGCCCCCACCCCAGAGAGCGTGCCACCAAAGGCTTGCACCATGATTTCATCCCGTTCGGTCTCAAGCTGTTCCCGGAGATCACAGAGCTTGATGATCTGCCACTCGATGTTCTGAAGCCGCTCCTTGATTATCTGGTTTGCCCACCCCCTCATGGCGTGCATATGCCGGACGATGCTATCGCTGTCGAAGCCTCCTCGGTCCCGCCGCCCATTCTGCCGGGCCGGGTAATACCTGTCCGTCCTGAGCCAACCCCCCTCGTACGACTCATACCCCGTCCCCCCCGGCTTCCCTCCCGGGCTAGTGGTATCGACTGATCGAGGGGCGACCACGCCTCCATAAGGGTACTGCTCGGCTAGGATCGGGTTGCCTTGTGCATCCGTAGAGACGATCTCCGTAGCGTCGGGGTACATGAACGGTGAAATATCTAGGGGGTTTCCACCATTTGCGATGTAGGCTTGGCAGAGCCGGGCCAAACTAGAGCCCGCTGTCACCGCGAAGCCCGAGCGTTGCTCTGTCGCCCGGTTCTCTCCGTCGATCTCTTGGATGAGATAGGACACCTTAACGTACCCGATCCGGCGTAACTCAGCGGTAATCGTATTCATCTGGAGAACTACGTCTCGACGGTTACGAAGTAGCCAGCTTGAGTAAGCCCGAAAGTACCCAGTCGGCCACACGGCCATCTTCGCGAAAGTCGACATCAGAGCACATCCGGTTCGTCAGTTGTGGGCGCAGTAGGAGCCGGGAGGTTCTCGACCCCCATGAGAGTTTCACCTACGGGCTGCTCCCCCATCGTGGCCCCTGGGACAACGGGGTCGTCGCTCCTGACAAAGAAGTTCAGGAGGAAGTCAATGGGAGCCCCGGGAATCAAAGGCATCACTGCGGCAACGCCCGCCCCATAGGCTAGGGGACTATCGTAGGGTTTGTTCCCTGCTGTGACGAAATCACTGAGAACTCCGTCAGTCCCGTTGGAGAGGAGCAACAAGGCCGAGCACGAGGGGATCTGGAAGACAAACCCGAGAATCGACTGGATGAGGGCATTGATCCGCCGGATGAGCTGCTGAAGCTCGACGAGACGGGACTCCAGGAACTCGATGTACTTGATGATCTGATCAATAACGCCCTTGAGAGCCTCTGCGATGCCTTCAAGCCAGCGCAGGAGGGTATCGAAAATCCCTTCGAGGCCCGGGAAAGAAGCGAGAAAACGGACACTCACCCACTGCCCCGGACCGAGGTTTTTGGCCGCAGAAGCGGCGATCCCTAGAGCCAAGGCGGCCTGCCCGAAGATACGGTTACCCTCGGCTTTGGAGAAAATGTCCCGGCAGAAGACCATCCCCACATTGGATCCCGGAAGGGTGCTGGTGCCGCTCATGCTCTGCATCTGACTCTTGTCGGAGTAGAACACCGGAGCCATGTCCCCGGACCCATCCTTGCGACCCCTCTGGATGACCTGGGTCACCCCATCGTAGAAATCGTCCGGCACTTCGAGTTTTCCGTCATTCCTCACAAACTGCGCGTAAAACTGCTGCATGAAATAGTCGCCCGAGGACAACAACTTCACAGTCTCCGCCGCCGAGGAAGTCGAACGCACGACTGGGACATCCCCCCCGAGCTGAGTCACGATGAAATGCGGAGACCTCCCACGGATGAGCCCATCGACGAAGAAAAGCTCGTTGGTCGTGGGTTCCGTCACCCCTATGCAATAAGGGTTTAGGGCAACCCCGTAATCATCGGCTTCGGCATGAGCATCGGACTCTTCGGCGTGGACGTCGATGGACTCCAGGATCGTCATATCCGTACCGGCCCACCAGTTCGCGATGCCTGTTTCACCAGCCTCCTTGAGCAATTGCTTCCAAGTGACGTTCCGAAGGGCCCCCGTTTGTTCTACCACCCGAGCTTCGATATCCGGCATCGGCCCGGTCCTCTCGTACAGATCGAGCACCAGCCTGTGGATTCGGTTTCGGAGGCTCACCCGGAAGTCTCTCGGGTTTTCACCCCGGCGCTTGGATTCGGTTACGATATCTGTTTCGATGTAGAGAAGTCGGATCAGGGACTTCAACCCCTCAAGTCCTGTTCTCTGGAGAGCCACCCCCGGAATCATCAACTGGCCTTCTTCGGCCAGCTTCTTCTGCGAGTCGGGTACTTCCGTCAGTTCGTCGAGTACCGGCATGTCAGCCCGGCTCAGAACGAGAACCGCCAGGGCCGTCTCGACGGCTTTCAGGTACTCCGCCGTGTCCACAGACGGGAATGTGACCTTGAAGGGCTGAGAGAAGGCACTGGTGTTCTCGGCTCCCCGCAAAGGAACCTGTACAGGCATCCCGGCATCCCGCATGGGAGCGTAGGAAAACAGGTCGTACTTGAATGACCTGTTTTTGATGACATCCTCTGTGCAAGAGGCGATGCGGACGTAGAAAGTCGATGCGGGGCCACGATCTACGAGTGCGACAGTCCCATCCGAATTTGTCTGCACGTCCGCGATGTGCGGCATCTGATCATATTCAAGTGCGTAGGTATACCCCCCAGACATCCAGTCGAGGACTCTCGCGAAGGATTCCACCCAGAAAGTCCGCTGGAAAAGGTAGACATCTCCCTGTTTGATGAGATCCAAGGGAATGACTTCGTTATCCGGGCTGAGACCGTAGATCCTCGTGAAACCTGGGGCGAGGGTGTCTCCCTTGAGGGGTTTGTTATAGGTGAAAGCCCAGTCCCATAGGATCATGTCCGCCCCACCATGCAAGATGGCGGGCCGTCCGCTATCTAGCTCTAGCACGGGGCCATAATCGCGGGGCTGCATCTTCTTGCTTGGGGCCGCGTGACTCGAAGCGTCACCCCGATTTTTGTCCGGGCGGTCGTAGACGAGCCTGATACCCTCAGGCAACGTCGAAACCGTAACGAGGAATCCACCAGGAGGAAATGGCGGGGTCGGGAGGTACTCCGAGACGACTGTGTTGGGAGTGAGTTGCCATGCAACCTCGGCTACGTCCGGTGGGATACCATCCCGGAAAACCGCTACGAGGCTATCGTAAGCCGCCGTGTAGGCCCCCGTAAAACCCGTACCACCCGCGAAACCGTACTTCACTCCGGTGATAGCGGGAGTGGGTGGGCCGCCGCCGAGCG